GGCTTCTGCCAATGCACCATACAAGTAAAGATCAGGCGATCTCAGGAACAGCGTTGGTGTGTTGCTGTCACTGATAGCCGTTAGGCTTCCAATATATACTATTTCAGCCGTATATGCACTATCTGGGATAGGGCGTAGTTTCATCTCACGCCCAATAATGCTAAACCCTAGCGGCTTGCCTGTGGCGTTGTCAGGATAACTGGTATCCAGAGAGACTGGGCTGTGGTACGTCAGAACCGTTAATGGCGTTGTGTTTAATTTGACCTCGCGTATTTCACGCATGTCAGTCGGCAGGGCAATAAACTCATCACCCGATGTCAGTGTAGCCGTTGACCGTTTTTCCTGTTCGCGTGTCTCTAGCTCACGCGACATACGACCTTCTGCTAACTGGATAAAATTAGGAATCTGACTTGTAAGGTCATCCCTTGCAAGAAAATTGGCAATAGCCGTTTTCAGTTCTGAATAGGTACTAATGCTCATACGTTACCGCCACCAGTTCTAAATGCGCGGTTTTCGCCATCATTGAGCCACCGCTTCCAGCCTTTAGGGTTTTCACTAGGCTTGCCCAGTGTCTTCAAAAGGTGATGATACAATACATTCGGTATTTCGGCAATGTGCGCCATGTGCTTCTGTGTTCCACGCATCTGACCATACTGCCAGTCGTCATTCATCTGCTTGTTAATTTTAAGTAGTGGGTCAAACTTTTGCTCTGTGACGATGTGATCGCCTTCAGTGTCACTTTGTAGCCAGACTGTCTTACCTGTTTGGGGGTCAGTAATCAGGGGGCGTTTCATGTTTCACCTATGCTAATGATAGTGATAATTGTTCGCGTTCTCAGAAGAAAGGGGCGGCGAACCGCCCCTCTCAAGATTAGTTAGGCTGATGTGCCGTCCAAATCAAGCACGGCGGCGTGTGCCTTCGGTGCTAGTGGCTTCAGTGTCCATTCGCAGATGATCTGGAATTTCTCTGCATCACCAGTTGCCGCAATTTCGTTTTCTGCAAAATTACGTCCGTTCAGTGTAGCAACCTCAACAAAGCTAGGATCAATTAAGAACAGCTTGTCATTGCTCATGAAGCGGCTAGGTGCAACCTCAATAGTACCAAAGTCTGTTAGAAATACAGATGTTGAACCAACATATGTGACTTCCTTTGCTTTGGTCATGTTAACTTGGTTGCTGACCAAGTTGGTTGAAGCACTGAGGTCTGAGAACACTGCACGGTTAGCGGCAGATGTTACCATCAGTTCTGGTGAACCACCGTCTGTCCATGCGTCCTGCATACCGTCTTCGATGAGTGCCAGTGACAGACCACGAGAAGCGGCTGTACCAACAGTCACTGTGTCAGTACCAAGACCAGCAGAGAAGGTTGAACCAGAGCCAACAGAACCGTTTGTGATCCATGTCATCAGCGATGCTGACTTACGAGGGTCAGAAGCGGAACGTGCTACGTTGGTGTCGCCGATTGCTTTCTCAATGTCACGGCGCAGTTCAAGTGACTTTAGAACACGCTGATACTGAGATTCACGCTCACGACCAGCTTTGTCAACCTGTTCCAGAGTATTTGAAACAGCGTAAGCCTTCTGTGAGATTTGCATGTAGTTACCAGCACGAACGGTTGGTGTTGCGGCGGCGATTGACGCATCAGCACCTTCAGTTGCGTAGTTGGTAGCACTTGCGGCGGCTAGTTCCTGAATCTGCCACTCAAGGAAGATTCCGTTGCCAGTTGATTTTTTAACCGCAGAAAAAATTGGAGTTTCATCTGGGTCAATACGATAAATTACATCAGCGAGCTGTTCGCGCTCACCAATGGCATCTGATGTGGTAAAAGTGGTCATAATAAGCTCCTGTTAACGACCTGACATTAAAAATTCTACCGCCGCATCAACAGACTTAGCTTTATTAAGTTTGTTCATAGCGTCACGGCGTTGACGTGTTTGCACTTGAGCTTTTGTCTTGGGCTGACCGCCCTTTGCAACCTTTGGTGCGCTTTGGACTTTCTTCTTGACAGCAGGGGCATCCTTCTGGAGCTTGTCGTACTGCCATGCCTTGTACAGCAATTCAACTGCCCTTGCGTCAGACGCATTTGCAATTTCTTGTTCACTGAAGCCCACAACGTCCTGTGCATATTTAATGACATCCAGACGTTCTTTGTTTCTGCGACCTTCATCCTTCCACGCTGGGATACGCTCCAGCATTTCAGTCTTCTGTGACGCTAGATGCTGTTGCATCTGGTGCTGTGCTTCAGCCTGTTGCTGTTGAGCGATGCGCTCTCGCTCTTGTTCGACTCGCGCAAGTTCTTCCTTGCGTCTGTCGTATTCGGCCTTCATCTGAAAAAGCTCTTTAGCTTCATACTGTTGACTTAGTGCCGACCAGTCAGGCTCACTAGGAGTTGTCTGCTGGAGTTGGTTGCTTAATTGCTCAAGCTGTTGAGCGTAAGCGTCACGATATTGCCTTGTTTCCAAAACCTCTTGTTCAAAGGCTTTGCGTTGCTCGGCAAGTTCCTGACTACGCTTTGTAAAATGCTGTTGACGGCTGTATCCTGATCTGAGTTCATCGAGCGTCACCTCATATTCTTCGCCGTCTACCTTGACGGTGTAAACACTTGGTTGCTCTGGCTCGTCACTTTCCTCAGTGTCGTCCTCAACATCTTCGCCTTCGTATTCCTCAGTTTCAGCTACTGCCTCAACTTCCTCATACTCCGGCTCTGAAACCTCTGGCTGTTCTGTAACTGCCTCGGCTTCTACGCTCTGTTCATCGTCAACCTTGTCCGGCTCTGGGGGTTGCATCAACAGGCTTACTGCATCGTGCGTTGATAATGCGCCGTTCTCATCAGAGTTATCGGTCATATCTCTATCCTTTATAAACTAAATTTAGGTTTCACTTCAAGCCCTCAAGACTTGTCTTCGCAATCTTACCGTCCGTGACCACACTTTCAATGTGACCACGCACTGCTGTAAGTGCTTGCAGAAGCTGGTAAATGCGCTCACGGTTCTCAGTGTCAGCGACACCAGATTCCTTCCACGCAGTAATAAATTGATTTTCCAGATACGAAAACGACTCTTGTAGGATTTCGTTTCGTAGGAGTGCCGCCGCTTTCTCGCCGCGATCCATACGCTCACGCAGTTTTCCTTCGTTCATGATAAGAGTGTATATCCTCGCTGTTGTGTATATGGTCTAAGATAAGAATAAGGGTCACTAGCCGTTCCTAATATCCCACTTGGGGGTGTGCCTAAAAGCCCCTGATTTTCAAAATAACTTGAAGTTGGTGGCGGCGTATATGGTGGAATGTAATTAGGTGACTCAGGTGCAAATGGGCTAGTTGCTGATGTATCCATAATACAGGCTTGTAGTGTCTCGTGGAACACATACCCCTTTGGGCAACGCGCCTGACCTGTTGCTGGGTCTCGCACTGGTGGTACTTTTTGCTGGTTAGACTCGTTATAAAAACCGCCCCTGTCATTTGTATCAAACCTATTGCTTACATCAAATGGATTGTACATTGGATCGCCAGAATAAACTCTTTGCTCAATACCTAGAGCTTTGGCGATTAATCCAGTTAAGCCAAATGGAATTTGTGACGGTGTAACCTGCCCGACAATATTACCAGCAGAATCACGCACAGGTTGGTAAAGGCTAAGTGTCTGTTGTTCCTGCATGATTCTTTGTTGCCTAGCAAAGCGTTCTGCTTCAGCCGCCGCCGCCTGTTGCGCGGCTTGTTGAGACGCTTGCTGGGCGGCGAGTTGTGCGGCTCGTTGCGCGGCGGCATAAGACTTAGCTTCCTCTGCTCTTTGCGCCAGTTGTGCGGCTTGTTGCGCGGCTTCTTGAGCCGCCGCCTGACCACCACCAGTTGCGCCACTATAGTCTGAGCCGGAATATCCTGCTTGTCCAGCACCTCCGCCGCCTCTGCCTCTTTCTGTTCCTGTTCCTGCGTAAGATGCCATATCTACCTCGGTAAGTTAGTGCTGATCTCAGCGTCAGTCTGCGCCTTGATTGCTCTTAGTTGTGCCTCTGCCGCGAGTTCCTGTCTGCGTAACTCTAGCTCCGCTTCCATCTTCTCACGCTCTAACTGGATTTCCATCTGCATACGCTCACGCTTCAGTGCCATTTCCTGCTGAAGTTTAGCCATTTCCATCTGCGTCTGTGCCGCATTTGGGTCTTGCTGTGGCTGTTGTTGCATCATCTGCATCTGCATAGCAATCTGCTGTGGATTGTTAAAGAACTGGTCAGCGTCCTTGAAGCCGCCAATCTCCGCAATGCTTCTCAGCGTTGACACATACTGTGGCAAGCTAACAACAGGATTGTCTGCGCCCAGCGTTTGCAGTATCTGTTCCTGCTTTGCCGCAATAGCTTGCAAGAACGCAATCTTCTGCTCATCGTCAGCCGTACCTAAACCGACCTGTACAATGACATCAAACTCACTGTGCCACTCAGCCGGATCAATCGGAACAAAGCTATTACGCAGTCTGACAATGCGTGGCTTGTTATCATACTTGGTGACTAGGTGCAGGATACCCTTGAACAACTGCTTAACCCCACACTCAGCCATGGTTCGAGCGTAGGATTCGAGTTTAACCTGTGCGCCTCTCACAGTCGCGCTAATAGCACTAGCTGTTGTGGATTGCAGGGCATTAGCATCAAGACCTTGTGATGCCTTGCTCATACCAGTACGCTGTTCCTTGACCTGATCCAGATATCCTAGCAGTGGCTGGATTTCACTGCCGACAGGGTTGCCCTGTAACGGCTGGATCATACCCTGCTGACGAACCCGAACAATACCGCCAGCAGTACCATCCAGAAGGTCATCCAGATTCACCATACCCTCAACAGCCGCCATTCGTGGCAGTGTGCTAGTGTATACGCTATCTAGATACTGACGCATCAGAGTAGACTTGATGACCTGTAAATCCTCAGTCATGTCATAGATGGAACGCCCGATCATTCTGTGTGGCATAAGAATGGGGCTGACAACAGAAAATGGAATGTGGTCATATGGTTCGTTGCTGATGATTTCAGTGCCACCTTCGCCAATAGCGACAATGCGGCGTAACTCTGCAATGCCGTCATCATCGTGGTCAACCTTCATG